TGCCGATGACTGCCCCCGCAAGGCTAAGGAGGTGGTATGGCTCTACAAGTAAACCTTCAGCCCCTTTCCGTCCGATAATCAGACAATAATCAACAACTATGGATAGATTTTCTTTTAATTTTTGGACTAAACGCCGCGAAGCTCCGACTCCTGGCGTGCCGTCAACCACTGATCCTGGCGCACCGGAGAATCAGGACGTCAAAGGCACGAGCTGGGAGGCCAACGTAGTCCATCCGCGTGGCCGCCGCAGTCTTCTGGTACCAGCCTGGTACCGAGGCGTGTCACTCCTGATGCAGACTATGGGCCAGATGGTCACCCAGTGGCAGAAGATGAACGGTGAGGGCGGCAACTTCATTGAGGACCGCCGTGGTGTGGGCCGCCGCATCAACTACCTCCTGCAGGTACGTCCCAATCCTCTGATGACCGCCAGTCAGCTGCAGGAGCAGATCGTCTATCGCCAGATCTACTTCGGCAACGCCTACGTCTGGATAGAACGTGACTCTTACGGTGATCCTCAGTATCTCTGGCTCTGCACCGGTGGCGGCTTTGATCCGGTGTCCGACACCTACACTCTGGTCTATAACCGCGACCACGGCCCTGGTATCTGCATCAGAGTTCCATCACGTGATGTCATCCACTTCAAGAATGTCATCATGGATGAGTCAATGTACTACGGCCTGCCGGTCATCAGCTTCGCAATGAAGGCCCTGAGCATAGCCGCCACCGCCGATGAGCAGGCTCTGCAGGATGTGGCCAAGGGCGGCAAGTATAAGATACTGGTCCAGGAGAAGGACGCACCCTCCGGTACCATCGGTATCCTGGGCCGCGCCAACCAGGGCGAGATCAAGAAAGTCACCAAGCAGCTGCGTCAGGACATCGGTCTGTATGACGTGGTCATGCTTGACAACGTGGCCGAAACCAAGATCATCAGCCAGACGGCCCGCGACCTCCAGCTGCTGGAGCAGCGAGGCTTTGAGGTCAGTGACCTGGCACGTGTGCTGGGTATCCCTCGTATCATGATGATGGAGGATGCCGGCAGCAGCTATAAGATGCCGGAGCACGCCACGCAGGAGTTCCTGCTGCGTACCATCCAGCCTCGCATCCGTGAGTGGGAGGATGAGCTGAACAGTAAACTCCTCACCGCCGAGGACTTCGGATTCCGCCGCATCCACGTCTGCGAGCTCGCTCTGCGTCGTCTGGATGCCAAGGGCCAGGCTGAGATTGACAAGCTCCACATGGAGACCGGCTGGTCCGTCAACGAGATCCGCAGCCAGTATGACCTGCCCAATATCAAGGACGGTGACCTGCACTACGTGAGCACCAACCTGGCTGAGCTGGGCAGTGAGAAGCTGCGTGCCGCCGGAGGTGGTGACAACAATACCTCCAAGAACACCGGCAACGACTCCTCCAAGAAAACTGACACTAACGACTCCCAGGAGGGAGAAGAAGGAGATGAACAATGAAATGGCTGACATTACCAATGATAAAGTCACATTCGCGTATCGAATATGACTGTGAGGACTCTAATCTTGAAAGATGGGGTGCAGCTGCCGAGGTTCTCATTCTGAACATTTGTTCACGTACGGAAGCCGAATTAAAAGAAATGGGTGGCGGCGAGATACCTCCTACGATTGTGGAAGCATCACTTTTGCTGACAGATCATTTCTACACCAATCGTTCTGGTACATCATCTTTTACCCTCTCTGTTGTGCCCTATGGGATAGATGTCCTGGTGAAACCCTACATGAAATTAACTCAAGAGGAGGAGTGACCAATGGCCTACAGTTCAGGAATACTCAACCGCCGCGTGGCCATCATGGTACGTGACAACGTAAATGAGGGCTCATTCGGACGCAACAGCGCCGGCCGCAGCTACAAGTACGGCACCACCGTCTGGGCCGCCGAGGACTTCAACCGTGGTACCAAGGCACTGCGTGAGGGAGCCCTTGACGGTTATGACCGTGTCATGTTCCGCATGCGCTGGAATCCCACCATCGACCGCTCATCAATGCTGGTCTATGATGGCAAGACCTATCAGATTGAGTCCTTCAACTCTGATAAGTACCACAACACCATCCAGATCACTGCAGTCGAAGCTCCTGGTCAAGATCTGACTGGCCTGATACCAGGCCCCACACCACCCACGCCAGATCCGCCGACTCCCGATCCGGATACGCCGGATACTCCGGATACACCGGATACTCCTGATGACAACGAGACAGACAACGAATCATGAACTAAAAGACAATAATCATGGCAGATGTAATTCTTAATCAATCTTCAGCCCAGGTCAAGTCAATACTTGAAAGGCTGGATCCATTTATCGGAAACGGAGGCAAGATGTCCGCTTTCGGTTTTGCCTATGCTGTCTGCTCCACTGCCGGTGATATCGCCGTCAAGCAGGTCAGCATCCCTGACTTCATTCGCACTGAGGGTGCCATCATCGCTGTGCACTTCGTCAATGCTTTCACTGTATCCAACCCCAAGATCCAGGTGGGCTCCTATACCCCTGCCGACATCAAGCTCTACGGCAGCGCACTGGCTCCTGGCAAGGTACGCGCCAACACCGTGGTGACCATGCGTTACAACGCCGGTGTCTATAACGTGATCATGATCGAGAGCAGAGCCGGCCTCTCTACTGCTGGAGCTGTAGATCTGGCACTTCCCAGCGGTCTGCTCTGGTGTGAGCATAACGTCGGCGCCAGCCGCCCTGAGGATTCAGGACTCTACTTCTCATGGGGAAACATTACCGGCCACGCTAAAGGCTCCGGTTACAATTTCAACCAGACCAACTATGACGCATCAGCAGGTGCTGCATTGATAGCCAACATACCTGTCAGTGATGCCTACGACATGGCTCATCACAACATGGGTGGGCAATGGCGTCTCCCTCGCGCTTCAGAGTTCACAGAACTTTTAAGCGCCTGCACCACCGAATACATTAATCAGGATGGAGTATGGGGTACTCGCTTCACCTCTCGCTATAATGGTAACTCAATCTTCTTCCCTGCCGCTGGCTATTACTGGTATGATTCTCTGGATGGAGACGATGAGAGAGGCTACTATTTGACCTCAGAAATATCTGACAGTCCGACATATAGCAAAGCGATGAGATTCAATTATCAATTCGTCCTCCCTGAAGTGTCCCAGAATCGTATCTGTGGTACTCCAGTCCGTGCCGTCATGTAATCAAAACAATCAACAATATCTACACAATGGATGAGATAATTCTTAATGAAAACGACGTCAGGATCAAAGCTATCCTGGACCGTCTGTCTCCGTTCATCCAGAACGGAGAGGACCTGGCCACCCTCGGCTTCGCCTACGGTACCAGCTCCACTGCCGGCGCTACCGCCACAAAAGAAGTGACCATCAGCAACTTCATCCTCACACCTGGAGCCATCATATCAGTGCTCTTCAGTAACGCCTTCACCGCCACCAGCCCCAAGCTGAAGGTAAACAACAACACCGCCTATGACATGAAGCTCTACGGTGTAGCCCTCGCCCCTGGCAAGGTACATGCCAACACCGTAGTCACCATGATGTTCAACGGCAGCGTGTTCAATGTTGTAGGCATCCAGAGTCAGCAGGCTCAGTCCACCCAGGGCGCCATTGATCTGGGACTCCCCAGCGGCCTGCTCTGGTGTGAGCATAACGTCGGTGCCAGCCGTCCTGAAGAGGTCGGTCTGTACTTCTCATGGGGTAACGTCACCGGCCATGCTGAAGGCTCCGGATACAACTTCGACCAGACAACCTATGATGCCACTGATGGTGCTGCCCTGACTGGTGATATCTCCGTAGGTGACCAGTACGACATGGCTCATCACAACATGGGTGGTCAATGGCGTCTGCCTCGCCGCACCGAGTTCCAGGAGCTCTATGACAACTGCGACACAGAGTGGATTGCTCAGGATGGAATGAACGGTTGCCGCTTCACCTCTCGTGCTAACGGCAACTCTATCTTCTTCCCCGCCGCCGGCTGCTACGATGGTACGACGCTCTACAGCCGTGGCTCGGGCGGTTACTACTGGTCCTCGTCTTGCTACTCCGCCACGTACGCCTACTACCTGCTCTTCAGTTCTTCGGGAGTCCTTCCGCAGAGCCTCAACTATCGCAGGTACGGCTTTACGGTTCGCGCGGTTCAGTAACTTGTCTTTCTTCACCCAAAGACAACCCCACCGTCGTTCTTTACTCCTTGCCACGAACCAGGCGCACAGCAGTGCGCCGTGGCAAGGTGGAAAGAATGACATGATATCAGACTACTATGGCAAAGATTGCAGACATACTCGAAATAGAAAGACAGCGCTCAGATCCATCGCAGTGGAACGTCATCCACCTGTTCAAGGAGGGTGGCTTCTACCGTGCCTACGAGTGGAGCGCCTGGCTCATCGTCACTATCTCATACAGTGATGAGATCCGCAAGGAGTCCCAGGACCGCAAGCCTCTCAATGTCACGCATAAGACGCTGCGCGGTTCTGACGACACCTTCCTCTTTGTGGGCTTCCCTCTGAAATCGGCCGATAAGTTCATCCCCAACCGCACCAGCTTCGAGACCATCAGCGACTCCCAGATCGACATGGCCATCGAGCTGCCGGAGGGTATCAACGAGGTGGGATACGAGAAGCTCGCCGAGACCTTCAGCCTGTGGAAGCAGGACCAGCCGATCCAGGAACCCAAGTCACGTCCGGATGAGTCATCTGACGATCACCCGCG